CTCCATCTCCATCTCCATCTCCATCTCCATCTCCATCTCCATCTCCATCTCCATCTCCATCTCCATCTCCAACGGAGAGTAGCGCCCCCAAGGGGGCACCCCCGCTCGCCTATCCGGCGGATTGGTCTGGAGAGCGCAAGCTGACCATGGACCGCTGGCAGAGCTACAAGCGTGAGAAGCGCCAGGGCTACAAGCCCATCGGCTGGCAGTCCATCTGCTCCCAGGTCCAAGGCCTCAACGATGAACAGCTCGCCGACTGCGTGGAGCATTCGATCTCGAACAACTACAGCGGCCTTTTCCCTGACAAGTTCGGACGAATGCCCGCCACCTTTGCTCAAAACCCGAATGGCTACCCAGGCAAAAAAGGAGGGGGCGCGGAGGTTCCGGAGAGGGGGGCGCTCGTGCCGCAGCACGATCCGCCGCCAGAACGCTACGCGGAGGCCTGGGCAGCCCTCTACGCGTTCGCAATCGTGCCCTGGTCAGAATGCCCCGATGCAAACCGTGACGACGTGATCGCGTGGATTGCTCAGAATCCGAAAAAGGGAGGTGCGCGCGATGAGTGATTCCACAATGCTGAGCCCCGAGGGCGACCCGATGTTTGAACCCGCATCCGCGCCGGTTCACGATCGGCGGCAACCGAGCACTGAGACCCAGCTCGCGCGGCTGAATCGCTCCATGCCGGCCAATGACGAAGCTGAGAGGGGTGTGCTCTCCGGCATCCTCACCGATCCAGCGCGGCGGCTGCCTGAGTGCGCCGCTAAGCTCCAAGCGGAGATGTTCTATTCGCGCGGTAACCGTCTCGTTTACGAGCTGCTCGTGGATTTCATGCAGCGCGACACGCCCGTGAATCCCGGCACGCTGATCGCGGCATTGAGGCAGCGTGAGCAATTGGACATGGTGGGAGGGGCAGCTGCGCTCAGTGAGCTATTTGGATTCATCCCGGTGAATGCGCAGTTCGATTTCGACAAGAAGCAGCTCATCGACAAGTGGTTGCTTCGCAGGCTGATCGCCGCCTGCACGGAAGGCATCGCGCTCGCCATGGATCACGGTTCTGAGCACCTCGATGAAGAGGCGATGCAGGCGCTTACCGTGGCGGAAGAGAAAGTCTTCTCCGTGCTCCAGCTTTCCATGGATGTTCTCGACTCCGGACTCGGCCCCGTGCCCTCGCGTGAGTTTATGCACGGCTACGTAGAGCACCTGGAGAAGGTCATGCAGAACGTGGGCAAGGTGATCGGACTGCACACAGGGATCGTTGATTTGGACCGCATCATCTGCGGACTCGACGATGCGCGGGGCGAGCTGCTCGTGATCGGGGCGCGCCCAGGACACGGGAAGACGGCGCTGCTGGGCACATTCCTCGTGAATATGACGCTGCAGTTTCAGCTCCCCACGCTCATGTTTAGCATGGAGATGAGCACCGATCAGCTCATGGATCGCGTCGTGTTTGGCGGCTTCGGTATCAGCACCAGCAAGGCGCGCACCGGTATGCTCAGCAGTGCGGAACAGGGTGCGGTCATGGCGAACATTCGCAAGGTGCAAGGGTCGCCGCTTTGGATCGATGAAAGTGGCGAGCTGAACACCGTAGAGTTCCGGGCCCGCGTTGACATGATGGTCCGTCAGCATGGAATCAAGCTTCTGATCATCGACTACCTCCAGCTCCTTGAGCCATGCACCAAGATCGGAAAGAGCGAAGAGAGACTCGCGATTACCGAAGCATTGAAGGTGATCCATGCGCTCAAGAAGAAGCACAAGCTCGTGATCCTCTGTGCGGCCCAGCTCAATCAGAACATCGAGAAGACCCCCGGTCGCAGGCACGTGCTCAGCGACTTTGCCGGCAGCGACGGCATCGGCAAGTATGCGGACTACGCGCTCTTCATCGTGCGGCCGGCAGAGGTGAAGCGCTGGAAAGACTTGCAGGAAAAGCCGAAACTCAAAGTCATCGAGCAATGGGCTCGAGCCCGGTTCAGCGCCCCCGAAATGTGGAGCGGCTCGCGGATCAAGGAGGCCTCAGAGCATCCTCTCGACAAGAAGACTGGAGGCGAGAAGGAAGGTGGCGAGAAGGAAGGGCGTGATGAACTCGACTTCGACGATCAGCCTCACAGGCACAAAAAGGGCGCGGGTAAGAAGGACCCATCAGACAAAGTGAAGCCCTCATCAGACGAAGCGAATGAAGATGGACGCACGCTTGCGACCACCGTCATGGTCGTGCACGACGGCACCACCTGGCTCTTCGACAACGAGAAGGATTGGGATGAGTCCGCAGAGCTTCAGCTCGTGAAGAACCGGAACGGCCCCACTCCAGATGTCCCAGTCAGGTTCCGGCGCGAGTTCGCTCGCTTCGAAGGCCGAACCTCCAAACTCTTCAGCAACAACCCGGGCCAGCGCCAATTCAACGTGTAGCAACAAAGTGACAGACCCTTAAAGCGCCCTCCATTCCTTATGAAAGACGATCCCCCAATCAGCCTCTCCATTGACCTCCTCAAGCTCCAGGGAGCCGAGCTTAAAGTCAGCCCATCGGGCCGCTCAGCCGTCGTTATCTACCTCGATGACGGCAAGGGCCAGCCCGCGCCCTCCAGGATTAAGCTCTACCGGGGTAAAGGCGATCAGCCTCCCAGTGCCTACCTCCGCCTCCGTGCCTTCGGTGCCAACTGCCAGCGCGAAGACACCCACTGCATCGCCGAAGCCACCAGCAGCGAAGAGCGCGAAGCGCGCGTGAAGCTCCCCATCATCGGCAATGCCCGCCTCTTCAGTCATGAAGGTCCCGCGCGCAGTGCCCCACCGCCTCAGCGTGTAAGCGATGAAGTGCCCTGGACCGAGGGCGATGAAATCGCCTGGTAGCCAAGCCCTGCACCAAGCACCTTTAAAGGGACAGACCCATCATGAGTTTCGATTACGAATCCGCTTACGCTTCCCAGCACCCGCATCGCGTGGTGCCTGCGATCCCATTGGAGGTGCTGCGCGGGATGTCGCCGCAGGGCTGCGTGGAGAATCTCAATGCCCGCGCGCAGCTCATCGAGAAGATGGCGGAGGATCGCTTGCGCCATACCTATCGGCCTCCGGCGTGGCGGCGCATTGACTTGGAAGTAGCTCGCAAGCGCCTCGCACATCCGGGCGCGTGCATTGAACTCTTTGTGCTGGGTGGGCATGATAGCGGGAAGACGGATGGCGCGGTGTGCGCGGTGTCGCGGCACTTCTTCTACACGCCGAAGAGCTGGTGCTGGGGACTGCATAGCACGCAGGACAGCAGCAAGACCATTCACCAGGCGCGCGTGTGGGACTTCTGGCCGCCGGAGTTGAAGGCTAAGGTGGGTCGCGGCGGTGGGATGCGCCGCACGTTGGACACGAAGATGAAGTATGGCGAGGGCCAAGGCTTCACCAATGATCAGTTCAATGTGAAGCGCCCTGTGCAGCTTTCGTGGCACCCGAAGCCGGTGCTTTGTGGTGGCCTCTTTGAGTTCAAGTTCTTCGCATCGAAGGTCGATAACCTCCAGGGCTCCAAGATCACCAGCGCGAACTCCGATGAGTTGGTGGACAAGCGTGTAGCGCGCACGGTGAAACAGCGCATGATTCCCCGTGCAGGCGAAACTCGCGAGAGCTGGTTCCTGCGCGAGATCGAGCGATGCGTGCAAATCCTGGAGACGGGCAAGGCTTTGCCGCCTGACCTTCACGGCCTGCTTTACACGGGCGTTCACATCATGGGATTCACTCCGATGCAGGGTTACTCGCCACTGATCGCGGCGGCACTGGATGGAGCGAAAGACACCGAGACCGTGGAGGCTGCGTTTGACGTGCCGGAGGACATGAAGATTCCAGCCGCGTTCCCTTGTGTGCCACTGGGCAATGGGAAGAAGCGCGTGCTGCTGCTGCCGCTGCGCGGTCCCATGGGGGAGGTGAGGGGTTGCGCGAAGGTCCCGCGCTTCAAACAACCCAAGCGTGCCACGCAGCTCGTGGCCTACCTGCACACGGCTGACAACCCTTGGACGAATATCGAAGGTAAGCTCGAAGACCTGGCTTCGCAGAACGAGACCGAGATCCGCATCACGTTCTTCGGTGATGTGCGGAAGAATTGGCAAAACAAGTTCAGCAAGTTCACGCCCGCGCTCATGCCGGAAGGGCATCTCGTCACGAAGGAGTTCATCAAGAAAGTGAAGGGCACTTGGTATCACACCGCCGACTTTGCTACGGGCCGAAACTGGTTCATGATCTGGACGCTCGTTGATGCGGCCGGCAGAAAGCTCGTGGTGCGTGAGTGGCCGCAGGCTGGTGACTACATCCCCGAGAACGATGTGGGAGATCCCGAAGACTGGGCTATCTCGGAGCCGCCCGATGAGGCGGTGTCTGGAGAGAAGCTCAAGCGCGATGGCTACCCTGGGCCTGCGCAGAAGACGTTTGGCCTGGGCTTCGCCGCCATGAAACGCGAGATCGAACGCGTGGAGCGCGAGATCGGTGAGTGGTATAACGCGGACAAGGAGTCCATCGAGATCGAGCAGCGTCTCGGAGACTCACGACTGGGCAACAACCCCACGCCCACGGAGAATGGAACCACCAGCATCATTGATGAGATGGCGGACATCGAAATCCACTTCGATCCTGCCAGCGGCAAGGCCTTGAGCGAGGGCGATGACATGATCACCGATGCGCTGAGCTACGACACCACGCGTCCCATGGGACCGATGAACTCGCCTACGCTGCTGGTGAACGAGGACTGTGCGGCGCTGCGCTTCACCTTGTCCACCTACACCGGCGCGGATGGAGCGAAGGCGGCATCGAAGGATCCCCGCGATGCACTGGCCATGATGCTCCTCGGGGAGCCGGTGGACGTGGCCGATGGCGCGTTCAGCATCAGTCGGGGCAAGGTTCCTTACGCCGCTTGTCAATGAAAAGTTGTTCCCAAGTTCCCTCTCTGCTATGACCACCTCAATGCCCCAAGACATGACAGAGAAGCTGCGCAAACTCCGCCTGCGGTTCCCCGAGCTGCTGCGCCGCGGTCAAGTGTTGGAGGTGGCGAGCGAGTTTGGCTTGTCCATTTACCAAGCTCGCCAGCTCATCGAGGGCTCCACCGCTCCACTTAAGCCCCACAGCTATCGCGCAGGCGCGCGCGGCTGGTTCACGCGCGAGAGCGTGCTCGAATGTCTCTCCGCGCCTTACGCTCAATTGCAACCCACCTGACCTATGCTCGACATCAATCAAACTCGAAACGAAGCCGACATCGTGACCGATGCCGATCAAGATTACGCCGCCCCCGTGATGGATCCACGCTCGCCGGTGGACGTGAAGAAGCTGATCGACGCCATTGAGGAGGACTTGCGATGGAGCGCGGACTTTGTGCGCCGCATCGAAGGCGCTGATGAAACCCTGGAAGCGTTCTGGGAAGGTCAGCATGACAGCGGTCGCAAGGTGGCGTCGCAGGACGATCCTGACCCCTCGCCGTTCAATGGTGCCTCCGATCAGCGTATCCGCTTAGCCGAAGAGATCGTGGCGGAGAAGGTGCTCCTGCAAAAGGCCGCCATGGTGAATGGGGCTTCCACGTTCACCCCGGTGGAAGCCGCCGATGCGCCGGATGCGCAGCTTATGCAAACGCTCGTGGGCTACTTCATGAATGGACCCATGAAGAGCGAGCTGCGCGATGAGATCGACTTCGCGCTGCACTGGAAGGAGGCCTATGGGCTTTCGATCCTCGGCGTGGCCTGGCATGAGGAGCTGGCGGTGGAACCGCGCAAGCTCACCGTTATGGACTTGGTGAGTGCCGCGACCGAGGCAGGCATGGTGTCAGCAGGCCTGCCCCCCGAACAGGCAGCCAACGTTGATCCCGCTGTGGTGGAAGATGCGATCACGATGGTGGAGAATGAGGCGAAGGAGGATGTGCTGAGCATGATTCTGGAACCTGATCGCGAGGAGGAGTTGATTGAGGCGCTGCAGGCCTTCGATCCTGACATCACCGATGCTGAGGCCAAACGTGTCGTGGCAGAGCTGCGCGAAGCATCGGAGGCAACTTACTATGCGCCGTATGTGAAGGAGAGCCGACCGAAGTGGCGCGCCTACATGCCCATGGTGGACATCTTGTTCCCGCCGAACACCACGCACTTGCAGAGCGCGCAGCGCATCGAGATCATTCACCGCCTCGCAGCCGATCAGGTGCGCGAGCGCGCCGTGCGCAAGAGCTGGCCAGAGGGTGCACTGAAAGCTGTGCTCGCCAATCCGGGAAGGCGTCTCACGCTGGGCGACTATGGCCACGGCACGCAAAGCTGGGTGCTGAGCACAGCAGGCGTGCGGCGCGGGATTGAGGATGGCGCCGGTGGCGCGCTTACCGATGAGCAGTTTGAAATCATCGAAGTGCTTCACCGCTGCAGCACACCTTCCGGAGTGCCAGCGATCTACGCTACCGTGCTTCATGCCAGCTTCACCGATGCGCCGCTGGAGCACGAGTTGCAGCCCTACAAGCACGGCAAGTTCCCGCTGGTGGCTTTGCGGCGCGAGCGCAAGAAGCGCGCCCTCACCGATGCGCGCGGCATCCCGGAACTGGTCATGACAAACCAGTGGGCGATCAAGGCGCAGCACGATGCGCGCACGGATCGCACCAGCTTGGCGAACAGTCCGCCGCTCATCACGCAGGGCGTGCGCAGCGGTGGACGCGTCACGATTGGCCCGAACTCGCAGATCAGCGAGCGGCGTGTGGGCACGCTGCGGTTCATGCCCATGCCGCAGGTCGATCTCGATAGCATCGGCATCGTCAAAGATGAGCGACTCATGATCAATCAGTTCTTCGGGCGCTTCGCCGAAGGCGTGCCACAACCCGTGGTGCAGTTGCACAACCAGGGGCTGGTCAATGACTTCCTGCTGGACGTCTCCGAGGCCGTGATCATGACCACGCAGCTCGTTCAGCAGTATGTCAGCGAAGAGCGTGCCACGCGCATCGTGGGGATGCGCTTCACGCCTGATCAAGCACGCGCGGCGATTCAGGCGCAGTGGGATACGACCATTGCCTTCGATGTGCGCGACTTCCACCTGGAGTGGCTCAAGCAAAAGGCAGAGATGGTGAGCACCTTCGTGCTGGCGGCGGACACGCTGGGCGTTGTCGATCGCGGCGCGTATGTGCAATACCTCTTCCGCGCCATTGACCCGGTGATGGCGCAGCATTTGGTGCGGCCCGTTGAGGAAGCGATGCGCACGGAGATTGCCGATGAAGAGCGCGCTCTCGCCGTGATCTTCTCCGGCTCGGAGCCTGAGTTGGTGCCCGGTGGGAACTCGCAAGCGCGCTTGGATTTCATGCAGGCCGATCTCACGAAGAGCAAGGCCCGGCAAGAGATCCTGCGCATCAACGGCGAAGTCCGCGCGGTGTGGCAGAACCGAGCGAAGTTCCACCAGACTCAGCTTGCCCAGCAGGCGAACAAGCAGATTGGCCGCGTGGGAGGCAAGCCCGTGCTCGCCGCTGCGATGGCCGATGCTGGAACCCTGCCTAACCCCATGGAGGACGCCGCATGAAAGCTCGCTGGCTTCTCTGTGCTTTAGCGCTCATCGCTACGACGGTGGCGGCAACGGTTATCCTGAAGAAGCGCGGTGTTCACCGCTGCGACCCGTATGCCGAAAAGTGCCCAGCGTGCATCAACTGCCGCTATTGCCACGCGTGCTCTGTCCAACACAACAACTGTTCCGTATGCCGACCAAGCAAGTGAATCCCCAGTATCGAGTGCACTCGCTGGCGGGGGAGCACATCCCAGAGGCCGCGCGCTGCGAGTTGTTCGCCCAAGCGGCCGAGTCAGGAGATCCGACCTTCCGCGCGCTGCTGCAGGTGCTCGAGGATGACCTCGAAGAGACCCGCGCGCACGCCTGTTCACTGGAAGCCTTGAAGGAAGGCACTCAGCCGCACTGGGCGGGCGGGGCCGATGTGCTCAATGGGCTGCTGGTGCGCATCGCTCTGATGACCCGACCGCAAAGCGCGTCCTGATTCGCGCAGCTTTCCGTAGAGTCGCGCAGGGTTGAGCCGAGACGAACCACCGCGCCCATGACAATGGGCTGCCTTTGCGTGCAGAGTGCTGGCACGTGCCTGACGGCACGGTTGCTATGGCTGCCAAACACACTCCAACACCCGAGGCTGACACTGCCAGTCAGACCGATGCCGCTCCTGCGTCCGCAGCTGCATCGACGAAGGGAACCCCGCGCGCAACCAACCCCGAGCACACCGAGGAGGAAACGGACGAGACCGAAAGTCTCGGAAGCTTCGATGCCCTGGCGCGCATGTTTGGCCAGCAGGCTGAACCGAGCGAGGAAGGCGACGAGGAGGAAGAGGACGACGAGGCTCCCGATGGAGCTGCTGAAGACAGCGATGAAGAGGAGTCATCTGAGGATGCTGCCGATGAAGAAGAGCCTGAAGAGGGCGAGGAAGCTGAGGAAGGGGCCGAGGGCGAAGAGTCCGAAGCCGCTGCCGATGGCAACTGGTCCGCTCAGATCAAGGCCCTTCCCAAGGAAGCTCACCCGATGCTCTTCGCACAGAAGAAGAAGATCGAGCAACTGCGCGAGAAGCGCGATGAGCTGCGTGAGGAGATCGATGAAGCTCGCTCAGAGGCGGAGACGCTGAAGAGCAAGGTCGAATCGTATGCCTACCAGCCATTGAAGCTGGAGCCCACGCCCGGCGATGCTCTGTCTCACTTGTTCAACGAGTCCGAACTCGAAGCCTACCTCACGTCTGCCCAGCAGGCGAGGGAGTGGGCGGAAGAGAACGAAGACGGTGTTACCGTGACTCGGAACGGCAAAGAGGTGGAGCTGAGCAAGGAAGAGGTGCGAGCGATTCGCCGCAACGCAGAGCGTGCCCTTGAGAAAGAGGGGCCTGCTCGCCGTGAGTGGCTGAAGCGTTTCGGTGAGCACAAGAGGGGTGTGGCGAAGGCCTATCCTTCGATGCTCTCCGATGAAGCGTTCCGTGAAGTGGCGGTGGGTGTGCTGCGCCAGGATGGGCAGCTCGCGCGCTCGGCTTTGCATGAGCGCCTCGCCGCAGATCACGCCTTCGTGGCATTGCTTGAGAAAGGTGAGTTCGCGAACCCGACGGTGGCGGCCGTGCTGAAGCGCTTGGGCCTCGTGTCCATCAAGCGCACCGGCGATGCCAAGCCACCAGTGAAAGCCGCGCAGCGCCCCCCTGTGCCGTTGTCTTCAGCAGCTACCCCGCCCCGCGCCAAGTCCATGACGGGCAGCGCGCGGAGCACGGACCTCGGGACCGTTCGCAAGAAGGTCCAAGAAGGCAAAGCCAGCGGGCTCGACCTGATGGTGGCGCACTGGAGCAAGGCCTCCTGACCCCAAGCAACCCAATCATTTACCCAATCACCAAACACTATGGCCGAAACACTGGACCGTAACCAAGCCGAAGACTTCCGCGATCGCGATGTTGCCGACGCTTGGATGTATATCAATCCCGGCAAGACTCCGTTCTTGACCATGTGCCCCAAGGGCCGCTCGCCCAAGGTGCGCAAACTGGAACAGCCTGCGATGCTGCGCCCCGCCCCACGCAATCAACCCGTGCCCGATGGCAAGGACGTTGCCGATGCTGAATACGAAAGCATCGAGGACAAGAAGCGCATGATGGTCACCACCTGGCAGCAGGCTCGCCGTGCCACCAAGGTCGGTAACATCGCGGATGTTCTGGGTGCGCAGGTGCCCAACCTGCCTCCGCGTGGATCGCTGCTGCGCAAGAACATTGAAATGTTCATGGTCGCTCTGCGGCAGGACGTTGAAATGGTCTGCCTCAGCAATCAGGACTTGTTCTTCGAAACCGATGACAACAATCCGAACCGCACTCGCGGCCTGGGCAGCTTCATCGATGACACGGCACAGGCCGCTGAGCCAGTTCCTGCGGAGTTCCGCACGCCTGCGACAAGCATCAAGGGTGGCAAGGCGACCCGCCAAGCCATCTCCGAAGATGATCTCGGCGACATCCTCGAAAGCGTCTATGAGGCGAACGAGGAGCCCGCAGATCTGGACATGCTTTGCCGTCTCGGCGTGAAGCGTCAGATGGCGGACTGGACCCGCGCTGGCAGCACGGCGAATAACGTCATGCCGCTACGCCGCTTCACCCAGGATGCGGACGAAGAGAAGATCAAGTGCTCGGTCTCCATCTATGAAGGTGAAGGCATCGTGCGCGTGCATCCGCACTTCCATCTCCCTGCTGGGGAGGCCGAGGCCTACGTTTGGGCTTACTTGCTGAACCTCGACTACCACGAGGTCAACATGGTGGACGCTCCGAAGTTCATCCCTCACCCGAACAAGGGTGGCGGCCCGCGTGGCCACATGTCGTGGACGTTCTTCAACAACGTCCGCAACCCGCTGAAGGACGGCAAGATCACCAAGTAGTGTTGGTTCCACCACGCACTCGTTCCCCTATGCAAGTTCTCGTTGGACATCGTGACGATCCGCTGGAGTCAGACCGCTCAGGTCTGAGCACGGCACTCATTGACATGATGGGGCCCGCTACCGCGCGGGCGCTGATGAAGGACTTGTATCGCGGGGAGCGAGTGCGGCGCGTGGATGCCCGGTTGCGGCAGTCAAAGCGAGCCAAGCTCATGCGTCTTGATGAGAAGCGCACGCCTTTGAAAGCCGCCGGTGGGGCGCGCTACGTTGCCGAGATCGATTATGACTCCATTGCCTACTGGCAGGAGCGCGAGGGGCGCGATGTCTGGAAAGATCGCACCTTCGTGAAGGAATACCTGCGCGACAATCCCGATGTCCGCGTGGCGCAGGCAACCGGCGGCGCAAGCAACCGCGTGGCGTGGACTCCGACCGTGGAACCGCGTAAGGCTCCCGTGATCGTGGAGGCCACACGCTACACGCCCGTAGGAGGTGCCGCATGATCCGTGCCGTGCCCTTCCGTGATGTGTTACACGATGTCCTGCAATGGGACGGCGGCACCGCTGCCGGTGAGGCCACGATCAGCCGCGCTGGCACCGCCTGCGTGATGATCAATGCGGCGCTGGAACTCGCCTGGGAATATCACGATTGGCCCGAAACCATTCGTTGCGAAGAGCGAGCCGTGACCAATGGCTTGGTTCCATGGGAGCATGAAGATAGTTTGATTGGTCTGCCGATCATCGTCTGGAACGACGATCCGCAGACCAATGAAAAGGCGCGGACGCTCAAGTTCACCGAACTGCGCGATGGCCTGCGCGTGCTGAATGCCCCGGCCACGGTGTGGGTGGAGCATCAGGAAACAGTGCCCGTTTTCTCCGCCGATCAGTGGGACGATCTCCAGCCGTATGTGACGGGCGCGGTGGTCTATGACTCCATGGACACTGGTGCCTGCTACGTGGCAAAGCAGATGGTGCCAGCGGGCACCGCGCTGACTTCCGCCGCCCACTGGCGTGCACTGGAGTTCCCGGCGCTGCTACGGCAGGCCGTGGTCCAGGGGGCGATTGCCGGCCTGCGCTCATCTGATGCGGAAGAGGGCAGTGGAGCCGTCAAGCTCACCTCCATGCAGGCCATTCTCGATTCCAAGGTGGAGCTTCTCGAAACCCGCGCGGGCCGCACGCGCACTTACCGTCGCACGAGCTAATGCCTGTTCTCTCCATCACTCATGATCAAGGCGCGGCGCCCGTGTTGGCTCCCTCCAATCAGCGCACCTTGCTGGTGCTGCAAAACAACAGCGGGCGAGACATGCGCTACCGCATGTTTGGCGAAGTCTCTTTGAGCGATCCCGCCAAGCGCGGCCTGCTGCTGCGCGCGAACGGTGGATCCATCACCCTGAGTGGCGCGCTCGCCGCGCGCCCTCTCTACGCCGTGCATGGCGCAGGCGCAGGCATCACCGAAACCCTCGACTACGAGGCCGACGCATGAGCCTGCAACTCAGCCAACCCATCACCATCGGTGCGCAAGGTCCGCAAGGGATTCCCGGATTAGACGGACTCAACGGACAAGATGGTCAAAACGGAAACGGAATTGATAGCACGATTGACAGCGGAAATG